AAGAATTCCAAAATCAATTCTAACGATCTGAGCACGAAATATCATCAATTCAATCCAGTGCCATACAACATAGAATTCAGGTTGTATATTATGGCGAAGCATACTGAAGATGCTAACCAGATTCTGGAACAGATATTACCGTTCTTCACACCCGATTATAATATTACCGTGAATATAGTACCGGATTTAGATATATCAATTGATATACCTTTTGAAATGAAATCTACATCGTGCGAAGATACATACACCGGAAAGTTTGAGGAACGCAGAGCTATAATATGGACTGTAACATTCGACGCTAAAGCTTGGTTCTTTGGTCCAGTTAGAGAGCAGGGTCTTATCACAAAATCGCAGGTGGATATGCATGTCGTGCCCACTGGCGATGGTGGAGTTCCTACCCGTGCCGAGATGAGCCAGTCTCCAAGAGTATTCAGAACCATAACAACTCCAGATCCTCCATCTGCCGGTCCAGATGATGCATACGGATATATTATAGACAAATACTGGTTCGATGATGGCAAGAAATTCGATCCGCACCTATTGACAGATGTAGATATAGCCGTAAAAAGCGAGCCCAGACTAAATATTAAAGAATTGAATATTGTGCCACACAATATTACAGTAACTAATAGCGGATAATTATGAATGAAAAGAATGATGAGGTAAGTGCATTTATTTCTGAAACAAAGATAAGTGATGACGACATGGAAGATATGCTTAGTGCAGATTCCGACTTTCCTGTGGTTCCACAAGAAAATAAGCCCAGTAAAGATAAGTCACAATTACCGGCGGTATCACCTTCTTCGTCAAATAGCCTGGAAAAAGACTTCGAGTCTGCCAGAGAAAATATCAAAGAAGTTATCGCCAAGACAACAGATGCACTGGATCACCTTATAGAGTTGGCCTCCGATTCGGAATCTGCGAGATGCTACGAAGTGGTTGGCCAGCTAGCAAAAGTTCTGATAGACGCAAACGAAAAGCTTATGAACGTACATAAGCAGAGAAGAGATACTTCCGATAGCGATCTACCAGATAGTGACAAACAAGTTACCAACAATAACCTATTCGTTGGAAGCACCCAGGATCTCCAATCCATACTCAGTGATATGATGGGACAGAAGAAGGGCAAGCGAAGAGGTCTGGAAGATGAGGATATGTTCTGATGCCTAAAGGTATGATGAATCCCAGAAAGGATCCCAAAGATAGGGTCAAGATTTATCTGGGCAACCCAAATTTGAAGGCTGCTGGTGTAGAAATAAAAATCACCAAAGATCAAATAGCCGAGTACATAAGATGCACAAAAGATCCTATGTACTTCATAGAAAACTATATCAAAATCGTACACGTTGATAAGGGTGTCATACCGTTTGAGATGTGGGACTTCCAGAAAGATATTGTACAGAAAATAATAGATAACAGATTTGTAATTGCCAAATGCTCACGCCAGCTTGGAAAATCTACCATGACAGTTTCATACCTATTGTGGGAAATATTATTCCATCCTTTTACAAACGTGGCCATATTGGCTAACAAAGCATCCACCGCCAGAGACATTCTAGGAAGGTTGAGAATGGCATACGAGCACATACCAGCTTGGATGCAACAGGGTATTATAGAATGGAACAAAGGTTCCATAGAACTTGAAAACGGATCCAAGATTATTGCGGCATCAACGTCATCCAGTGCTGTCCGTGGTATGTCATTAAACATCATATTACTTGACGAGTTCGCATTCGTTCCAAGAAATATAGCAGATGAATTCTTCACTTCAGTATATCCAACAGTCAGTTCCGGAGAATCTACAAAGGTTATCATCATCAGCACTCCAAATGGAATGAACCTCTTCTGGCAGTTCTGGAATGATGCTATCAACAAGAGAAATAATTATGTGCCTGTAGAAGCATACTGGTGGCAGGTCCCGGGTAGAGATGAAAATTGGAAACGCGATACGATCGCGAATATGGGTCAAGAAAGGTTTGACCAGGAATTTGGAAACGAATTTTTGGGATCTACAAATACCCTCATCACAACAAGCAAAATAAGAGAGCTATCTTACAATACACCAAAAAGTTCTAACGATGGATTTGACGTATACGAAGATCCTATTTTAGACAAATTCAATGATATAGGTATGCCAGTGAGCTTGGGTCACACCTACTGTATATCGGTAGATGTTGGCGAGGGGTTAGG